GCAACCGAGGTTAGTTTTTTTCGCGGTTACCAAGCAGTTCACGATAGAACGCACTGATGAGATTCTCGATGGCTTTCGGGTAGTTATTAGCAAGCACTTCCAGATTTTCGCGGTTGAATGCGTCGGGAAGCGCCCAGCCTTGGATGATCTTCTCTGCGAAATCTAACCCTGTTTGCCCTTCTGCTTTCTCGATATCCGATACTTCATTCAGCGGCAAATGCTTAAAGGTAAACGTTAACTCGCCGTCATCCAGACCGGCCCGAGGGATTTTCACATCTGCTTTAAATGTTGGTGACGGTACCAGGGTAAATTTTACTGCCATGGTTCATGTTCCTTATGCGGTTACGGTGACGGCACAAGTAGCGGTTTTCGCGCCATCTGCGGTGGTGTAAATGATATTGGCACTGCCAGCAGCAACGCCAGTCACAACACCAGTTACCGGGTCAACGGTAGCTTTGGTTGGTGCTGATGATGACCAGGTACCAGACTTGTTTGTTGCATTTGCTGGTTCTACGGTGGCCGTTAAGGTTTCAGTAGCAGCGACAGCAAGAGTGGTTGTAGTTTTATTCAAAGTGACGCCAGTAACGGCTACAGGAGCACCAGACTTATAGAAAGTCATCGCCTGAGATTGAAGATTGAACACCGCAGTGACTGTTTCAATGGCATTAATCGCTGTGGTCGGGATGTCATTAAATGACACTTTCACCGTTGAATAGCGGTTCTCTTTGGCTTTAGGCACATACATGTAGGTCGCCAGCGTTTGCTCTGACTCATCAGCCGCGCGTAATACCGAATAAACCGGCTGACTAGAATCATGTGCCAATGTCAGGGTTTGGGATTGTGCAGCTTTGAACGTGTTGAGGTTGCGCTGGCGGGTATCGCTCAGGAACTGAATCTGAATCATCTGCTGATCGCCACCACTGTTCGCCACTTCAGTGATTTGCGGGATTTCAATCCAGCTTAAGACCTTCTTAACCGTCCCCACACCGCCGCCCACAGCAAAACGGTCAGTATTAGATGTATCAATTGAACCGAGGGTTAGCGAAGTCGTTGTCGACGCCGTAACTTTTGCAGCCAGGTCATTCAGAGCACCCCAGCCAGACGTAAGTTGCACAATATCGCCTTCAGCGATGCCATGCCCCGTTGCTACCGTCAGAACTGCGTCAACAGCATTGGAAACTGCCGTTACCGCCACTTCGGCTTCATATGTTTTAGCCAGGTAAATACCCGCGCCATTAGGTAGAGCAAAGCCCATGGTAATTCTCCGATTTTGGATATAAAAAAACCGGCATAGGCCGGTGATGTGGGATTGATTGAGGTTTAAATGACGTCAGCACGATAGCTCATGCTGACTGGTGTTGTGTATGTGGTGTCGTTACTAATGCCGGGAAACTGGCTGGGAACGCTGTTGATATAGCAGGTTACCACCCCGTCTGTCAGCTCAGTATTGAGGTTAAACAATTCTATTAACTCAGCAGCAATGAAATGAGATTTTGATTTACCGCTACCTGCTTTGGCATTGATATTAATCTGATACACGCCCTTGAATACGCGGGACACCTGCGCTAAATCGATAGCATCTGTTGTGGCTGGCATGACATGCGATTGCAAATACATATCACCAGTGTCATCAAAGCTAACGTTTTCGGTAGCCAAGGGAATGCCTTTAATTGCCGCCCATTCGCCAAGCCGTTTCTCCAGCAATACCGTGATTCGCTGAGTGCTCACTTATTCACCTCATTGGCTGCTTCAGTAAAGTATTTAACAGCGTCCTCGGCGGTTATGCGGATCATCCCGTTTGGGGCTTGTGATGAATGACCAAATTCAAGCCGGTAAGCATAAGGAACGTTGTTGGCGAAATAGATCGCCTTAGTGCCGACTTTGAACTGTTCAAGCATGTAATTGCCCGCAGCTATTGTCATGTTGCCACTTTTATCTATGCGCCCTGTTTCGCCGTCCGGCTGAGCATCTAAGCCAACCTGCCAGTTACCTCTAAAGCGTCCACCGGTATAGCCAGCAGGTGCTTTGACATCCATGCTATCAGTCACCCTAGCCCGTTTTTTCAGTCGCCCTGTTTTGGTTAAGTTAGCTGAATCTTTCTTTAGTTCTTCGTTATGCTCGAAAACAGCATCGTTATATGAAACGGCGGTGTTGTTGGTTGCCCATAAGTCAGGGTTACCAACTGGAGACATCGTGACTAACCGATTAAGAATTTTGATCCCTGCTTTTTGCACCACCAATTCCTGATTACGCTTACCCTTTTCAATAAACGCATTAATTGAAGCCATGAAGCTGGAGTTGGCAGCCATATCACGCCCTCAGTTGTGGTTTGTAGCAGATCAGTAATGCCGCGGGTTTAACAGGGTTAGGTTTAATGACTCGATGCTTTTTGCCATCAACCATAATTAGATCACCAATGCGAATTTCCACATCAGCCGTAGCCGACATTTTCACATCACCATTCTGGATTAAGGTGCCATCAATCTCGCCGGGAGAGTAACTGGAAATAACACCAACAATGGAGGATGTTTCTTGCGGGATTTCAACTTCAACACCTCCAACAAACTCGACACCACCACCGCGAGATAGTTGGTAGGTCGCTCCATTTTCGGTAATCAATCGTGTTGCTGTCGCTCGCATTCGTGGGTAATTGATAGCCATATCATCGCCTTTCTATCTGAGCGTGAAGATAGTCAGTTTTAAGTGATTCAATCGCGCCAACCATCACGTATGGAGCGCCACCGTGGTGATAACAATCCACTACATCGCCATTGCTAATCATGATCACAGCCAGGCTCTGAGGGTTGCCATTTTCAGCAAACGCTAGCGCTTCCTTTAGGAATCGGATCACATTGGCTTTGTTATATTCAGAAGCACTGTTTTTTATTAACGGGACGACTTTCAATTCCGACATGTTATCCCCTCACCATACGAACCTGTCCTGCGCTGGTTATCATTCCGCGCAACAACCCGTTTAACCAAGTAAAGCTCGGGGCCGCAACGCTGGAACCTTCTGCATATGAAACGCTAACAGCACCAACTACTGTCTCTTGAGTCACTTCACCGCCACCAGCAAATGCTGGAGATAAATCTATTTCCTGTGCTTCTATTGCCAGCTTGCATTGAGCCTGAACAACCTGTTTAGGAATGATGTTTTTAGGCAGTAGGTGACCATCGACAACAACCCCAGTGCGCGGCCAGAATAAAGGCTGCTCAGCTACCGTTCGGCTCCCTTTCCATATAAGCCCCGCAAGGTAGTCCATTCCCTGCAAAAGTAATTGCTCACAGGATTCGTCATCCACCGGCACGTCATAGCCGCGAGACGTCGCCAAAGCTCGCAAATCATCGACACTTGCATAACTTTCGAAGTTAGAAGAGTCCGGGTTAGTAACCAACATAAGCCGCCCTTATTCGCTAATACGCCATTCTTCCAGCAACCATATTTCTACTGACTCAGGGTGAACATCTGCNAACAGGTTCAACAGGTTCAACAGGTTCAACAGGTTCAACAGGTTCAACAGGTTCAACAGGTTCAACAGGTTCAACAGGTTCAACAGGTTCAACAGGTTCAACAGGTTCAACAGGTTCAACAGGTTCAACAGGTTCAACAGGTTCAACAGGGAGATTAGTTGCCGTTGGATCTGCCACATTAGCAATCAGTTTCTTTGCTTCACGCTGCTCTTTCGTTAATCCGGCCATTTATTACTCCAAATAAGAAAGGGGCCGAAGCCCCTTGATAATTAACCTAAGATGATAGTGCTATGCTCGGGCTTGACCGACGCGACGCCCCACGCCAAACCAACTTCATAACGCACCTGGCGATACTGGCGATACAGTGCAATCTGGAATGTAATGCCGGATACCGGGTCGGTAACGTTCATTACGTCATCAGCGGTATCACCGCCATCAGGCATTGCCGGAGTACGTGATGCCAACAGGAAGGCATTGCGATCAAATGCCATATTAGCGGTGTAACTACCGCCCACGGTCACCGCCGCATTGTCGGCCAGTGCTTTCATCAATCCGGGTGCTGCAATGGTGATAACTGATGAAGTGGCAGCGGCCACAACGTATTTGTGGTCATCACCATCAAAGGTAACCACATCACCCACTTTCACAGTGCCAGTGCCAGTATCAACAGAGATCAGCCGGTCACCGACCACATGACCGCCAACCTTGTTCACAAGGAAACCTGCGCCAGTGCCTGCTGTAACTCGCTTAACGCCTGCTGAGTTATGCAGATTGAACCCTTCAATACGACCGATGATACCTTCACGCAGAAGTTCTTCAGTACCGGCTTCATTCACTTTAAACAGCACTGATTGTTTACCGCGAATGTTAGAGATAGCAGCTGAACCCAGCACCATTTGCAGGTTAGTTGTAGGTGCGCCGTTATCTTCCAAGACGCGACGAGAATCCGCGAAGTCTGACAAATCTGCCGCGATACCAAACGGTGTAGTACCCGCCGTACCGACAACGCGAGATGAACCGTAATACAATGCGCCAAGATCTGCATCGACCTCATTAGCAAGCGCACGGAATGCTTGCGTGAACTGATCAGCAAGGATGGTGTTGTATGTCCCTGAGGGACCGATAGCCAGTTGCTCTTCACCGTTCCACTGGACTGGTGCCATTTTGGATTTAGTGATAACGACATCTACGGTACCAATTTCTTGCCCTGCGTCACCTGATGCAGTCGGGCCGGGGACAATATCAACTGTCTTGGCCGCTGGAGCGACTGGCGCTGATACTGTTTGCCCTTTTGCGGCTGAGTCAGCTTTGGTATTGCGGGCCACTGCCGGGATAAAACCCGTTTGCTCACGTGAGACGATATCCAACGCGGTATAAATTGTTGGGATGAGGCCCGTTAAGGTATTTGTTGCTGCCATTTTATAGCTCCAATTAGTCTACGATCGCCACGCCGTCTTTGAGTGCGGCGCGTTGCTCTGCCATACCCATTGAGTCAAACGCGGTGCGTTTCAGTGTTTTTTGTCCGTGCTGATGTTGCGTCTGCTGTTGTGAGCCGCCACCATTGTTGCCGGATGCCTTGAGGATGTGATCTTTCTGCGGGTACTGTTCGACCAAAAACTCCAACGCCTCATCGAAGTCAGCAAGTTCACCTGGCTTGGTGCGAGAGAACACCTTATTGCCTGATGGGTCATAAGCCACAACCTTGCCATCTTCGATTTTGAATGACTGACCGAAACGGGCCTGAACAAAGTCGGCAGGGATCGCTACTTTATCTTTGATGAATGAGGAACTGCCGAAGCGTCCGCCGATCATCTCTTTATAAAGCTGCTCTTCCAGCGTTTTACTCTTGCCATTCGCGTCATCCAGTTGGGTCTGGAATGCCTTAGTGATTTCAGCTTTAACCTGGTCAACCGCCCCCGCATCAATCAGTTTTTTCTGGTCGATTTTGGTCAGGGTTTGCAGAGCTTCAATCGCTTTGGCTGGGTCGTCGATGCCAGAGAATTTACTGAGCTGGGCTTCCGCCGCTTCCTTACCTTCTCGATGAGTTTTTGCCTCACCGTTTAGCGCAGTGATTTTGCTCAGTGCAGCAGAAGCATCGAAGGGGATTTCTTTGCCGTCGGCATGGACATAAACCGGCATTCCGTTCTCAACAACTACCTTTCCATCTGCATCTAATTTCAATTTCATGGTTAATCTCCAAGCCTTCCGGCCATTTTAAAAAGGTCATCCGACCCGCTCGTCGTATCGCATCCGCTAACGACAGATAATAAAAAACCCCGCTCGGTGGCGGGGTTGAGTGAACTTGTAATTACTTGGCTTGATACGTTATTTCTTACTGTGTCAAAACAGTAAAAAACAGAGAATTGCTGATAATATGATTCAGAAGTACACGTTTAGTACTCTGATAGATAGCTACTCTGATAATCCACTATAAGAAATAAGCGAAATTTCTGTTTCCCTGTTTGAAAACTCAGTAATCGCAAACTTAATCTTATTTTGGTTTCGTATTGCGTTTTCCAACTCTTCTCGCTGTAAATATCCGTAGCCGTACTTCTCAAGAATGCACATCAGTCCGGGTATATCAGTCTCTATTCCGGTTTTCCCATTTTCAGCGCTCTGGTTATAGAGTGCATTTTCAATAATTTTGGCAATGTCCATGTGTCATCTCTTTCGCTAAAATAAAGTATAATCTTTCCATGTTTTAACCGTATTCGCCAGTGCCAGCAAAACGATAATACTCAATGATTACAGTTCAAATTGTTGTAATTGGTTTAGTGTTAACCACTCCCCCTTATCCGTGAAAAACTCGTCAACTCTCATACCATTTTCATTAATCAATCTTGCCCGAATTTCTCCTAGCACCTGAACCTGTCGGCGATAAGATTGACGTTGTAACCATTCGCTATAGGTAGTTCCCGCTGGAACTTGTCCATCCATGCTGGCGCGAGTACCTTCGTCCATTTCGTCGATATCGATACCTATCTCTCGCCATGATTTGGTGATTAAGGTTTCCATCGAACGACAGCAGAAATGAATTCGACCAGGCCCCTGAAGATAGGGCACTTTGTGACCGATTGGTTTGCCACTCAATGTGTATGTCAACCGGTCACGGATAATACAGGTGTGGGAGGTTTTATTGTCCAGCGTGGATAGCCACTGCTTGGCGTCGAGAATGTCAGTATTACTATCCGCAAACTTATCCCGAGCAACAGCAGCCACATGGGTAATTGCCGTTTTCACAATGGCTGTGACATTCTTCCGTGTTGCCTCAATAACACCATCTCGATAGTTTTTGGCACGAGAACCACGGACTTTCCTCACAATCTGCTCGATAGTATCGCCAAGCAGATAACCATTCTTTACCGTATTAATGATACGAGTCATTCGGTCATCTGCAATATTGCCGGCCCAGTCACGCAATAGTCGCCCCTGAAATGGTTTGGCCATCGCTGCGGCATAAACCTGCTCGTGGGTGATTGATGCTAATGGGAATCGATTTAAAACCGGTGCTGGTAATAGCGAATCAAACAAACTTAGCTGATACCCCACCTCATGCCCTGCAAAGTCCACCAGCTCATCAGTGAGTGACATATACGTCGCATTGATGGCCTGCTTATTCACCTCGCGAACACTGGTCAGCAAACTCTCTAAACGTTTCACAGTGATATTATTTGGATTAACCGACTCAAGTGCTACCAAGAGACGAGTCGATAACTCGGCATCACTGTCATTGAGAACTTTCACCATTTGTCGGGCAACACCAGTGGCATAACGCGATTGGAACAGACTATGAGCTATGACTTCATCACGTAACCTTTCGTTTATCGTTGCCATTTAGTCATCCGTAAGCGTTGGACTCAGGTTATTAAGCTCATCTAATACTTCATCCGGTTTAGCATCGGGATCTATAATCTTGAGAACTTGCAGAGCGCGAATGGCATCGATAGGCCTGATGTCACCACCCTGCCGTAATGATTGAATAGCCAGTGCAGACGTTGCATTGAATGTCTGTTCAACCGTTTCCAGTTCGGTGCGAATATCAACGCTACCACCGTCATTTTCACCTGACCACTCCGCCATGATTTGCAGAATATTATCCAGCGCATCTTCCAAGGAATTGGACATGGTATAGAGCGGCGATTGCTCCTGCATGCGTTCTTCAGTGACCTGATCTACTGCTTTTGTTGAGGTGTTCTCTGCTCGGAGCATCTTGGCCCCAGCTTGTCGCATTTGCTCAATTAAGTCGCTCAGGGAATCCTTACCTGAATTGATAGCTGAACCCGTGTGTTCGACATACTCCAATCCTTGCTTGGAACGGTCAGAGAACCTCGTGGCAGTTGATGCACCAATCGTTAATTCTTGCCCATCTTCCAATCCAAATACTGTCAGTAATGGCACGCGGGCAACATGAAGAATGTTGTCTTGCTCACTTTGGCTTTGCCAGTGCTTGATATTTAGTAATGCCAAGCTAATGAGCGGTGGTGTTGCGCACATAAACCCAGTGCGCTTGGTGTAAAGAGTAACCAAGGGAATGTCATTACGTGATGTTTCCCAAGCGTCATGAATGACCCATACATCACCACCATCAGCACTTTTGCTCGTTGACTTACGATGTAACTCAACTGCACCAGGAGTAAGTTTACGAATTTGCTCAATCTTGTGCTGTGCGTAATTTTCAGCATCTTCGACAACAATTTCTTTTATCCGCAACTCTGTGAGCCTGACCTTTCCCTCTTTTGTCTCTGACTTCCAGCCGATAACCTGGCGCGGGTTAATTAAGACAGCATAAGGCCTTGCGCCAGTCGCTTTCTCTTCAGCTTTTGTTTTGATATCACCTACGCGGGGGTAATCCACCAGAGCATGCGCCAGCCCGTATTGTAGCGCGAGGCTGAAGTACTCCTGCGACCACACATCCAGACGATTACCTGCCAAGTCGAAATTCTTGGTGTACTCAATAATTACATCTGGTGTCGCTTCACTAAGTTGCGTCGGCTCAGAAAATACCCGCCCAACGTTATTCTTAATCGTTTCTTCATAAGCTGGTAGCAATGTAGCTACAGATAGCCGCTGTTTATAACTATCACTATCCTCGTTAGGCCATTTGGGTAAATGCTGCTCGGCGAGCTGACGCATATAAAGCGTGCCACCCATCAGAGCGTCATTAATGTCCCACGCCTCGGTCATGTTCCCATAATCGAGATTGGGTGTTGAAATATCTGGCATGGGTTACATCCGTAGTTGAGTGACTTTGCCGGTTGGCTTTTTATGGTTGTTCTTGGCTACTGCAAAGTAGCGGAACCCATCAGAACCGTGAGAGGTGTGATCGTGAAGTGGTTTGTCTTTCCAGCAACCGCGCTTGTCGTCCCATTCTTTCCGGTAGCCCTCAAGGTGAGTTATGCCTTCAGCGCACTTCTCATCATCAAAGACACACTTGGGTAAGATTTCACGCACCGACTCGATACCGGTATCGACGCCAGTTTTCGGCACCACTTTGAATGTCATGGAATAAATCTGCCCATCAATTTCATAGCCTTCCCGCGCCAGTTCTTTACGAGACTTAGCATCAGAGCCGAATTCACGGTTTTCAATATCGTGCGGACCCCAATGATCGCCATACGTATAGCCACGGTCTTTTAGGATCTTCATGTAGTGCCGCAAGCCTTCGCCAGAGTTCTCGTAGTAGTCGATAATGTGGAATTCTTCGCCCACCTCACGAACAAACCAGATTGCCGTTGAGTCACCCACACCGATATCCCAGAACGTGTGAACCGGCAGATGTGAGTTGTCAGGTAATTTGCAGATCCGCTTGTTGGTATAAAGCCAGCGGAATTGTTTGGCGTAGTAAGCGCCTTCGACTGATTGCTGGAATGCTTCGGCGGGGATGGTTGGATATTCCCGCTTCATGTCATCGCCGAGCGTCTTTTCTTTGGCGTAGTACCAGGCTTTCTGGTGCTCGTTAAGATGAACGCAGTGCTTAGCTTCCATCTCAGCAAAGTAATCAACAAGGCGTTGCGGTAAAGCCTCAACCGGGTCGATTGCGTACTGTGGATTCTTCCACCATGAGAAGAAAAAGAACTTCCAGTCGAGATTTGAAAGTTCCTTCCCTTGGAGTTGCGCTTTCTCTGCATCCTGGCAGTAATCGTAGAAATAGCCAGCGCGTCCCTCGGCGGTGCTCTCAAGGGTTATCTTTCCACCCAGCGGCACAGCTTCAAAGGCTCCAGTTACTATCTCTTTGGCCTTCTCTGGGTACTTCGCACATATCTTGCCAAACTCCGAAACATGCAAGCTGTATAGCGTACCGCCACGAAACGATGTGGATACCGTTACGCTGCCACCTTTATCAAACACATATTCGCTCGTCGTTTCCTTGGTTAAAGGATTTGCTCGCTTAATATCATCCGGTAAAAGCCGGTAGGCGTACTGGGTTTTATTTCGAAACAGGCGCTCTGCATCGGGAAGGGAGTGAGCGATAAGTGCACATTCTTTTTTATGGAACAGTGCGAGATCAAGCTGGATGATGCAAACCTCTGTCGTGAAACCTAATTGCCTTGCCTTTAGGATCACGTTTCGGTCGTGCATACCGTCGAAATACTCCAATTGTTCAGGAGTCATTTTGAAAGTGACGCACTTTCCGGTTTTGTCTTTGATTTTGTAGAGGTGATTAAGGCGCCAGAACCTGTTCTTTAGCAGCTTTTTCTGTTTATCAGTTAACACAGCCACCCCTTACAGGTCATCATCTCCTATCTCATCCATTACTGATGCTATTGAGCTAATAGACATCCCACCTGAGTGTTCAACTTTCTGTTTATTGGTATACGCATCGCCAACCTCTTTTGCTGCTTGCTCCATTAATTGGGCAGTCATTCCGAAGTTCTTCATTTTTTCAGTGCTCGCCGCCATACGATTCAAGGCGCGGAGCCGGTACGCTTTATTAGCGATTGGAATATCAGATATTTCGGTTTGAAATCGAGTGCGAGTTGAGTTGAAAAGGTCTATCCATTTCTGCCCCAGATTCTTCGCGATGGCCTTTGTCGGGTCGTATGAAGAAACCTGCTGAAGAGTCAAGGTGAGGTTGAATTCTTGTTTCACCTGCGCGACCACTTGCGATGGTGTGTCATAGCAGGCCAAGGCTTGAACTATGAAGGCTTTGACCTCTGGTTTTAGTGCAGCCATTGGCATCCTCCATGACTAACGTAATGTAACTAATCAGGCCAGTTTCAGCAGGCATGTTCCACACGCCCTGGCAACGTTAAGATGGGCTACCTCAGCAGGTTTGTTTGCCGCATCAATCATTTCCTGTACTTCAATGCTCGCACCATATCTGCGAACTACACCGACAAACTCTTCAACGTCATGTCCGCGCAGTTTCAATGTCGGTTGCCCTTCTTTGTTGAACTTGGGTGCTCCGAATTCGTCCTTTGCGTGACTGATGTGATAAAGCTCATGTTCTATCAGCGCACAGAACTGGAGGTCAGAACATTGAGCGCAATAATCAGCAGCCAGGGTAATGATGAATGTCGGTACATCGCCGAACCATTCGTACATCTGCTGTTCCATTCGGGCTTTTTGCCAGCCGCCAGCTCTCATTGCTACCTGCTCAGCTTGACCAAGAACAGTGCGACCCTGCTTTTCAAACGCAGATGATGCCCACATGATTTTTATGTCAGCGTCAATTAAGTGTCCGTGGTCGGGATTGTGTAGCTCGCCTTCGTCACTGAGTATTTGGCTGTTAACCCACTCAAGAACTTCAGTGGCGGGGACTAATTCAATGTGCGGTCTGAACTCATTGACGAATGACAATGGCGGATATGGCCGCTTCATTTGTGTGTCTGAATTAGCCATAACAGAATATTCCACTGGTTGGTAAAGTCTCCCACTCGGTAATGGCGAGACTAACATGATCAAAAACCTCTATAAGATTCTGTCAAAGGCACTTCATAAGTACTTTTAACAGAATTTTATAAATTCAGCATGATAAAAAACCGCCCAGAGGCGGCTAGAAATCAAGGTTTTGGCATGGGCATCCATCGCTTTACTTGAAAAGTAGAATGCGACGTAACACCTGTAAACCCGAATATGGCTGTCTGAGGCTCCCCAAACTGACCATAACAACCAACAGCTACTCCCTTGTCAGTATCGAGAATAACCATCTGATATATCGGTGGATTTTCTATTTCAATATCTATCCATTTCATAGTGGTTACCATATCAACATTAGAAATTTTAAATTACCACAGAGCTGTAGTTTTGCTAATCATTATCAAGTGGTTGGTATTCAAATGCTTTGTAATGATTGAGAGCCGTTGTGGACCCCAGGATTATACTGTCTGTAACTGAGATAGATTACATGCCGATACATCAAGATAGATCAGTCCACTGATTAGTAAATACCTCAACATGTAAAAAAACCATAAATTTCAATTCGATAAAAGCAAGCCAATTAGTAAATTATAGTTGGTTTAATTATTGTTTCATCACTTACTGTAAAATAAAGGCCAACTAGACATATAAAGGAACCTTTTCAATTGAAAATTTCTATCATTGCAGCAACCGTTATATTCAGTGTCACTTTAAGTGGATGTGCAGTACAAAATGACAAAACACAGTTTCACGGTATAGGTTTAACATATCAGTCTGATATCAAAAAACTGGATAACGGCTACTTCTTCACAGAAGTTGAAGCTGCCCCTGCAGCCGGTCGCATTAAAGGAGCTATTGGCACAGCCAGCAAAAAAGCGTCAGATTTTTGTAGGGCACAAAATAAAGCCATGAAAGAAGTGAAAACTGATATAGATACTCATTTACTCGTTAATGGTGTTGCTGGTCTGACCTTCCAGTGCGTATAAATATCCGTAAGGATTATTAATTTTCAATGATATCAAGAGAGCCGTTGTGAGAATGGCTCTCAATTTGCAATTATGTTTTCCTCCCAGCGTTCTGCCGCCAACTAATAACCTCATCGAGCCGCCCCTTACAGATCCGCAACTCACGCTTAAGAGCTAGGGCATACAACCCACTATCGCCCCAAGTGGTACCGACGAACTCAGGTACCTCGCATTGAATTAATGCTGATTCAGGCGGTAGCAATACGGGACAATTAGCTGGTGGACGTGGTACCGATTTACTCGCGCAGGATGTTAATGCTAGCGTCAGGCATGCGCTGAATAGCACACTTATCATCTGACGACGCCGCCAGAAACCGCTTAAGCCGATCTTCACTTTCATTGCGTAGTTTCCTTTCGTTCTCTAGTTGGCGAGCCGTGGCTGTACGGTTGGCGGCGTCATTCACCTGGTATCCATCGATGATGTTGCCGAGGGCAGTATTTGTGGATTGCTCTTCTCTCAGTGCTTCTTCCGCTTTTTCGACTTCATTTGAGAGACTATTTCTATTGAGTAGCAACAACAGAAAAAGGACCACCAGCAAAGTAATAATCCCACCGGCTATTTTGTTAGGCATAGCGTTCGTTCCTTATCGCGGCGAGCCACCAGCCCCGGCAATTTCTTACCGCCGCCATATACCCAGCGCGGGAACTGTTCACATGCTGCCGTCACGTTGCCAGCACGGAAATACTGGAACATAGTGGATTTCTGCATCGATGGGCAACCAGCGTTAAAGGTGATTGACGTAGCAGCATCAAAAGCACCTGGCGGTAATTTATTGCCGTTCGCATAACGAATAACGCAGCGCTCAGCATCAATGATGTTTTTTTCCCAATCAGCCGCAATTTGTGCATCAGTCTTTCGGGTGCCAGGTATGACACTGTGAGTATTCCCCACCCCATCTGTGATAATGCCTGTGGGGCAAACATACGGATCACGGCGACATGATTCGGCATTACCGATCAGCTCTAATCCCCGCTCGCTTGTTCTGACGTTGCCATTGGATACAACGAGAGCAATGATTGCTGCCACAGAACACAAGCCACCGGCCTTACTTAGCTTGTTCATATAGTTCCTCGTTACGCTTTATTGCTTCTGCAACAATCTCCACAGCCGCTGAGCGCTCCGCTATTGGGCGTATGGTCGCGTCATTGAGGAACTCCCGCAGTATTTCTGTACGCTTTTGCTCTTCAATTAACCGTGCTTTCTCTTCACGCCGTTTGGCGTAATACGTTTTTATCGTGAAGAAAGCAGAGATAATTGCGCCCAGGATAAAGATGTACTCCTGCAGGGATAGTAATGAGAAAACGCCAAGCGCTAATGACCACCAATAAGGCAGGTTCTGAGAGGTAACTGGTTCCATTCGCATAGTCTCCCCCTCCCGGCCTGCGGGTTGGGCGTGTGGTTAAGGAATTTAGCCCACCAGTGCAGCCTCTCATCTGTTAAGAGTGCGTGGAGTTGATTGGGTGACTGGTGGGCTAAAGCGGGAAAGTACTACAAGTAAAGAGAGCTTTTAAATTGATATGGCACTGTAATTATATTAATTGCAATTATTAACGAGACGATACAATCATTAATAAAAATAATCAATTAATTAATAATTTGACTTAAATCATACAGTAAAGTTGCATTTACGTATTATTCTGCAACTATATTAATGTTTCTCTGGTGTTGGTCGATTGGCATCCCTTATCAAACAGACGGAGATAAGGGCTTTTTTTTACCAAAAAAAAGGAACCCATTATGAAATATACTCACACTCGATTATCAGCCTCGTCAGGTGACTACATAAAAGTCAACGGAGAGCACTGTGCGATGATTATGCTACTAAGTGATCGTGACTATGAAAAATATAGCTCTGGGTTGGGAAGTATTTTTCATGGTGGCTTCTTTGTTAATTTCCCAGCACAAATCAAAGTACCGAGTGAAGGTTATTGGAATGTGCTTATATATCCCTCGTTGCCACATAGAAATGATATTGAGTATTCGGTAAAAATAGTCACAAGCAAAAGTTCAGACTGTGTGAATTAAATAGACACTTCCTATGAGTCCCCATTCAATATCATAATAATGCCTTAAACTTGGGAGAGGGATTGCCCTCTGATTCCTCAATCTTGCCAGTAAGAGAAACCACACCCATAGTGACAATTAGCTTTCACATTCGGCTGAGCACCAACCATTGTTGCAGCAATGACCTGAATAGATTGGGATATGAACCCGTTATTCGGTGATGATCAGGCGAATGTAGAAATAAAAAAGCCCCAGCGATTAAGCTAGGGCTGAAATTTGGTCCGCCATCGAGGACTTGAACCACGTACCTTCAGCTTAGAAAGCTGTTGCTCTTTCCAGATGAGCTAATGGCGGTCGGGGCGCATTCTACGCATCAATTAATAGCCATACAATAAATAAGGTTATTTTTAAGACTTTTCTTCTACCGATGCAAACCCCAAAATGACAAAACCCCGCCGAGGCGAGGTCTTTATTAGTGATATAAGCAACGGTATGACGTCACATTATCTAGCGAACCGGACAAACTACATATCTTTCTTGAGTTTCTTCCACTCAGAACGAACTTTTTCCTTGAAAGACAGCGTCTTATCCTCTTTACAAGCCTGAATTATCATTGGTGTTACTTTCTCAATACCATCTACATTGAGAACAGCATCTTCTGGCTTGTTCTTGGCATTAAGTGCTTCGGCAAAGGCGACCGCTGTTGGCTGGAAGCTTTCATCTACCGCAAGGAAGTCTTCACACGTCCAAGAGTTCACAGGCTTAGTATTCTTAGCAGTATTGGTAGCATAGGCAGTTGAGGTGATAGCAAATACACTCAACACACTGATAATACAAAGCTTAAGATTCATTATATCATCTCCGCTAAATGAGTTTATTAACTGATTATGCGTGCGTGCACGCATGCCATGAAATATAGACCGGTATTTAACAAATGCAAATAACGAACGTCTTTATTTTATCGCATTGTTAGATTAATTCACTAGTTGCGGCTTAACGATCAGGAGAACTACCGTTTCATGAATTGCAAACGTGCAACTGCAATCAATATTCCTACACTGGTGATAACGCTCTTTGGTTTTTTTACTTAGATATCTTGGTTGTCGCCATTAATATGATCAATCACTTTGTCATTGTGGGGTAACTGACCAAACATAAAAAGAAACACCAATCGATGAACAAAATAATATTTTTTATCCATCATCATATGAAGATACACATGACTATCAGGCCGCCCAGCCGAGCAACCTATTTTTGAGCATGGGACAGTACATTTTATACAGATACACACTCACGCTTAATTTATAAATCGTGCAATTCGCCAACGGTCTGATTAAAAAGCTCTTCTCCCAGCACATCCTTCAGACCCAACTTTGCGGCGACCTTTAAGACGCTCCCGAAAGTTATAACCCTTTCGATGTTAAACGTGCCACGTGCTCGACAAATAGTTGAAGAGGGTTGGTACTGCTGGTAACCACCCCCGCAGTTTGATTGATAGCATCCAGATGATCCATTGAATAATCAGAGCGGATAACTTTGCCAAGATGCATACTATATCGCCCAACCAACCCATCATTCTGTAAACGTTCTTTTGTGAACAGAAATGAGAGGGCAACCATTGAAATATGCAGCGGATCAAAATTATTGAGCCCCTGCTCAATCGGGTTGTAATTAATCACCCCACCCCAAGAATAATAATAAACGCCATTCTCATATTCTTTACCTTCTCCTCCCCAATTGCTTGGCAAACCCTGCGGATATTTGGCATTGAATTTAGCGACGCCTTCGCTGGTGAGCGAGTTAAGCGCTGCGACACTGTCTTGTGGCAGGGAGGGACGACCAGTCATAATGGAAAGGAATGAGCCAAAAGCATTCATCACTGCGCCCGCAATCACTTCTGGAAGGGAACCTGGTTTCACCGCCAAACTGACCAGATCGGCAATTTCCGAGCCAAAGTTTGCCCCATTAACGGAGGTAACAGACGCAACCAGTTCGGGATGAATAGCGGCGACGTAGCGACAGGCCAAAGGGCCTTGGCTGTGGCCAATCAGGTTGACCTTCTGGGCTCCGGTTAACTGGGTGACTTGTTTTACAAAACTGAGTAATTGTTCACCACGAGCTTCATTACTGTTTTCTGCCGATATAGAGGCAGTGAATACAGTAGCTCCGGCTTTTTCCAATGCTTGCTTAATACCGAAAAAATAAGGATAGATTCCAGCAATCTTATCGAAACCACTGAAACCGTGAACGAGAATAATGGGATATTTTAATGAATTAGACATGATGAATACCTTTCATGATTATTTGTCCATGTGGTCTAAATAAATAGTAAATCAAGGTTATTATTCCAATCCGTCCTTACTGTTGTGGGGCGAGTAATACAAAGAATGCCTAATGGTGGCGCTGTTGATCATTAATAAAACATGCGCTTTTCAATGAAGATATCCGCCCATTCCACAAACAAAAAAGCCCTGATTTATGTCGGGACTTATCATTTTTGAAGCCGGTTACGGTTCCGGCGTCAACACCTACCAATGTGCTGACCGCATACCTTTAAATGTACTTCTGTGGTGGTGGGGAATTCGCCGACGTCGTTTCACTGGTGTTCCACTTGTATCCCCACACATCGGTGCCTGCATTCACCACATTCGGCTGAGCACCAACCATTGTTGCAGCAATGATCAGAATAGATTGAGATATGAACCCGTTATTCAGTGATGCTCAGGCGAATGTAGAAAGCAAAAAGCCACCAGATAGGCAGCTTTTATAATTTTGATAACGCTAAGGTTTATCTGATTTGAACCGAGACTATTAAAATGAGACAGGATATCACTGCACCGATAATCCAACCGGCGAGGAAATGTCGCCACCCGCGCACTTTAAATAACATCATAGCAATAAGGGCAATAATCATACCTGATGCCGCCGAAACCCCTGACAGCAATATAAATATATCAAACCAAGAAAAAATCATGTTACGTCCTTGTAAAACAAACAACCCCGCCAAAGCGAGGTTTATTTGACTGGATAAGCACTACTGCACAACCAACTCTTATCACACTAATGCAGTTTTTGCGGCCGCACCAACACTTTTATCATAAATTTCTGATTTCATTGTTGCAGGGTCCATTTCTAGGCAAGCGTCTATCATCGACAAGCAACCATCAACAAATCCTTCGGCCATCTGCATGCTCACCCTGACGGCTCTTTCATCCCGTTTCTGCTGCCGAGCAATGGCCCGTTTTGACTGATTCAACACATAATGCCGTATAATCAGTTCGTACTCATCAGGTCGATATTGATTTAGTCGGGCAACACAACCATCAACAATTAGACCATCATCATCACAGCATGATTGTTGAGTACCAGAGGTGTCGGGTATTAATCCCTTAAACCCTGCTGCAATAGAAGAGTAATCGAGTCCTGAAGAATACCTGGCCCATACTCCCCAGCGCTCAAGAACAAGTTGAATATTACGCATCGAGTGGTTCATAGCTTACCTTCCTTTCTCAATATATTCTGTGTGCGCATAACGCCCTCTGCGTGATATAGGCGCGCAGTATCGCTACCAATTAACCTGGTGCGCCGGTCGCATTCGTCATGGCATGCACTACATCCCCATGCAGCCTGTTCATCAGATGGTTTAATCCCGGTACCGCAGGTTCCTGCCAGTCGATAATGAGTGAGCACCACCGTTTCAGGGTTACCATTGCACACACCTGGAATACGGATCTGACACTCACGGCCCCTAGCCTCTTTGCGTAAATTAGCCATAATTACCCCTAAGCCGCGTAGCTCATTAATTGACTGGCAGCGTTCTCCGCCTCGGATGGATGACTGAATGATTTACTGAGAATGAAAGTCCACAGAACATTCAGCACTGATTTGTATAAATCGTTGAATTCCAGCTCGTCCATTTTCGCGAATGAAATAGAGCGAGGTTCGCGCAGCGTTGAGCCGTCCGGTAATTCGAACAGATCATAATGGCCAGCCTCAACGGTCACCCAACGACGGAAAGCATGGAATGATTTTGCGGTAGATAAGTTTGCAGCACGTTTACCGGCCACCAGCGCCAGATAGTCGTCAGCTATCTCATAAAGTACGCCCTCATTCCCCACATAGGAAATAAGTTGGCTTACATAGCCACGCAGGAATTTAAGTTCAAATGGTGATATCGCCCCGCCCTTTGGCTCCCAATATTCAAAGCCAAGATTGAGCAACGAGAAGAATTTACGGTGAAACGGTGCGTTACGCACACGTTTAAATTCGCCAGTGACAATAGTCCCCAGCTTGGTATTTTTAACGAAATCCTCAGCATCCGGCGTAGCCGGTACTAAGATCCCACCTGTTGATTTGGTAAAACTATACTGTGCCATTTCCGCCCCCGGATATATGGCACAGCAGCACGATATTTAGGTTGTCAGTTGTTCAAACTGAGCCTATCAATAATACCATCCTTTTATTGCGAATTAATATACTTAGATGCAAACTTTAATAGCTCTACTGCGAATGTAAGAACACATAATTACTATCACGTAACGTTATTACACGCTTGCTAACATGGCACATGAAAAGACCTTCGCAGCAAGCAACTATTAGCAATAAAGATAATCTTATTCATAGTTACCCTATTCTTGATTAAAAAATAATATGTTACAATTTAAATTCACTCTGATACATAGGCAAATATTAAAATGATCAATAGCATTGGGGTCAGAAACCTAAGAAGCTTCAGAAAAAAAACAACTATCGATATTAAACCCCTCACTATTTTTGTAGGCCGCAATAGTAGTGGAAAAAGCTCATTGATCAGAACCTTTCCTTTGTTGCGTCAATCTCTTGAAGCAAATACTATGGGGCCAATACTTTGGTTTGGTCGTTTTGTAGATTTTGGTACATTTGCTGAAGCCGTATCAAGTGTAGATTCAACTTCTGGCTCGACCAAGCCCTCAGAAATTGAATTTAGTTTTGGCATAACAACTTCAGATTTTGATTTTTATTTTTACTCCTCTACTGAATCTCTCGATGCTATTAATTTAGAACTAAATTTATTAGTTACTTCTCAGGATCAAAAAACAATAGCTAAAGAACATGAGGTTATAATTGATAAAACCTCAATAAGAATAATACCGAACACAGATGAAAAAACAACAGCAAAGTTAATAATAGAAAACAACACTATCAAATATGAAATAGCTGAAATATTCATTAACAATAGGCAGAAATTTCTGCCACATATTATTGGAAAAAAAGTAGAGCTTGACAGAAACATAATGAAAAAGCGCCGAGTATCTTTAAATAGAAATAATGAATGGATTATAGCAGAAGAATACAACCACTCAGGAATGGCTAAAAGTAGAGACTCGTTGCGTAATGAAATATCTGGTTTAGTTATAAATGAGTTGCAAGCGTTCTTTAATAAAAGTAGTAGTTTGGATAGGATTATTGAGAAACTAATACCTATATCATCGGTTACAAGAGAAGATCTTCTTCAGGAGTTGAAAAATGCCTTTAGAGACAAAAAACATTTATAAAAAATCTTAACGATAAAAATTTATGTGAGAAAATACTAGATATAATTTATCCATATATCATAATTAAAGAAATAAACAATATAGCAACAGCTGTCAATAACGAATTAAAACTAACCTTTAATGGCGTGAAATATCTAGCTCCTATAAGAGCCAATACTGAAAGATATTATAGATTTCAAGATTTACAAGTTAATGAAATGGATCATACCGGCTCAAATTTAGCCATGATGCTAAACTCTTTCACTAAAAAAGAAAAGCTTGAATTTACAAAATGGACAGAGGAAAACTTCGGATTTTCAATCATAATTGAAAAGCATAGCGAACACTATGCTATATACGTTAAAAATGAGAATGATGATTTAAAATATAACATTAGTGATATGGGCTTTGGATACTCTCAAGTATTACCAATTATACTATCTATTTGGATAGAGGCGGAAAGAAAGAGTAGTAGAAGACAACCTAGTATATTTATAATAGAACAACCTGAACTACACTTGCATCCTGCGTATCAACACAAACTAGCCAATTTATTTGCAAGAGTTATAAAGAAGGCAAAGGATAATCAATCAAACATAAAAATTATATTTGAAACTCATAGTCAAACGATGATAAATGCATTAGGTATATGCGTAGAGGATGAAGACATTGGACTTGATAAGAATGACATATCTATAATTATTTTTGATAAAAATAATGAAGAAGGCACAACTATTGAAGTTGCCACTTTTAACAATGAAGGTTATTTAAACAATTGGCCTGCTGGTTTTTTCTCAGGGAGGTCATAATTGTGATATTCTCTTTTTCCGCAACAGAAACATTGCTTGATTTTTCATCTGAAAAAATTCAAGAAAGCATCAATAATTTATTAACTTCCTATAGAGAGGGGAAGCATATAATTATAGCGCCAATTCCATTTTTAGATAAAATAAGAGATGCGAACACTATTTTTAGCGAAATAGTAAGAAATAGTGCAGGACATGCTTCTGAACAACAATATGATTATAGATCATTATTAAATGACATAAATTTTTTCATTGAAGTTGATTTTTCAAGCCCATCAAAATGTGACCCACAAAAAGTAAATCAAAACACAGAAAAACTCGTTTTAGGTTACCAAAACTTTACTGACTCTAGCAAAACACAGTTAACTACATTAATGGGTGAAAACTTAAATGATGTAGATTTTTATAAGTTTATGGCCGAAAAATATAAATATGTAAAAAAATTATCAGCATATAAATCTGTATATAATGCCGTAGGCGGTGGTGGAGGCTCAACTAAGGCTGTCTTCGATAACATCGTCGATAAAGGCGGCCTATGTTTATGTATCCTAGATAATGATATAAAACATCCAGATGGAAAACATGGTTCAACTAGCCAGAAATTTCTTGATGACAAAAACATGAAATTAAATGGTAAATATATTATTATTAAACAGAATGAAGCTGAATGCTTAATACCATTGCACTTAATTGATTTGGTTGCTCAAGAGAATGGCATTAACTATGTTTTTATTAATAACCTTGATAATTTAAGAAAATTAATTCAATTCGATCCCAATATAAGAACATTTTTTGACCATAAGGAAGGGATAGATGTAAAAAAAGCATTAAAGATAGACGGCCAAAAAAGACCATACTGGGCTCATATAATAAAGAATGCACCAGGCATCAAGAAAAATAAATGTGTTAGTCGCCTTGAATGCCACTGTGAAACCCCATGTTTATTTGTCGGTGGATTTAGTGAAAAACTGCTAGTTCAAACTATAAAAATTATTGAAAAACACAAAAAGCCCTTACTTATAAAGAATTATGAACAAGAAATTGAGGATGAATGGATTAATATTGGGAAACATATATTTAGTTGGTCTTGTGCCCCAATAGATAAAGCACGACTATCTTGAACTATTTTATTTTAATATTAATTGCCCTGGATTATAAATCCATGGGCAATATCATTTTTAAATATCTTTTAAATCCTATCGATTCCTCACATATTAAAATCAAACAGAATTATTAAAACTGACTTTATATAAAAATAATTATATTTCATTTCAAACATCTAATTTCCTTCTTAATCACTTTCTACGGTCGCGCCAGTAATTTAAGCGCTCTTTAAAAAACTCTCGGTAATGCACCGGTACCCGTTCAATCACTTCAAGTACGTGAGCGCGGTTGGTCCTGCGCTCGTACAGGTTTTTGATTAAGCCGCTGGC